GTGGTACACCAGGTTCTCGTGCGATTGCGGGTGGGCCTCCGAATCTTGGCTTGATGAATCCGCCGGGCGCACCTCCGGCACCGCCTGCTGGTGGACCGGCTGGCGCTCCTCCCATGCCCATGTAAGGAAACTGATATGGAAATTTTCAAACCTAGGGGAGCGTCGAATCCCCGCAGCCCAACGACCGACAAGCAACAGAACGGTCAGGTTATCAATACACCGCGCTATGACCAGTTCGGTGGACTCACCACTGCGTCAAAAATTGGCACGAAAAACACGATGTCGATCAAGCCGCCAAGCGATGGCAAAAAAGTCATCTAACGCTCAAAATAGGGGACGATTATGAGCTCACTTGAAGATTTAACCCCAGATGCCCGTGATGAGCTGGCTCGTCTTGCCCGTGAATTGGCAGAAGATCCATCTACTCGCGAACAATTTCTGCGGTTGACCAAACAAAAGCGCCAAAATCTTACAATTGACGCCATTGACCTCAAAGATCAGTTTAACGCTCGATTTGAGGAAATGCAGTCGAAAAACGAGGCTCTTGAAGCCAAGTTGCGTGAGAAAGAGGCTCTTGAAGAGCTTGAAAAGCGTCGTCAGGCGCTCATCAAGAAAGGAAAGGCTAAATCAGAAGATGATGTAGCCGAAATTGAAAAGGTGATGCTTGAAAAGGGCATTACTAATCACGAAACTGCGGCAGATTACTTTGACTATATGAAACAGGCGGCTCAGCCAACGGCTATCCAAGCGTTTGATAGGTCATTTATGAATGAGCAAGCTCGCGACTCTCTTGCAAAGTTCAGGGTTAACCCGTCTCAGGCAGCTCGTGATGAAGCAGCTAAGGCTCTATTTGAATTGCGGAAAAACCCGCGTCCGATAGGGTTTTAATCGGGGACTTAACGAAGCAAAGGAAGTAAGCGATGGCTATTGGTGGTGGTATTATCCCCGCAACCGGCACTTCGCAGTACAACGAATTAACGTACGTCACGCGGCGTGCGTTTATTCCGAAGTTGGTGGTGCAACTCTACAATAGCACCCCGCTTATGGCTGCGCTGATTGCCAATTCTCAGACTGCCACGGGCGGTGTCTCGTCTGTGACTGTCCCTGTTCAGGGCGCTCAATTCGTGAACGCTCAGTGGTCTGACTACAGCGGCTCGTTCGCGCAGCCTGCGGTCCAACAAGGCGCGTATAACGCCGAGTTTGACCTCAAGCTGATGATTACGCCAGTTCCGTTCCTCGGAATGGAAGGCGTTGTTCAGCAGGATCACGCAATCATCCCGTTGATCGAAGCTCGTATGAACGACGCGACGAACGTGATGATGGACGCGATGTCCTACTCACTGTACAACAACACAACCAACACTCAGCAGTTCACGGGTCTTCCCGCCGCTGTTGACAATGGTAACACGGTCCAAACCTACGGCAACATCAACCGCTCCACCTACACATGGTGGCAGTCGGGTCAGTACGCTGCCGGTTCGGTCAACCCAACCCGTCAGAACGTGCTCCAGTATATCTCTGGTACCGTTAAGAAGGGTGCGGAAGTTCCGACCTTTGGCGTCTGCGGCTTCGGCACATGGACCCTTCTCGCTCAGGACTATGTTGGTCAGGAACAATACGTTATCACCCCTGGTAAGGGCTTTGATAGCGATCCAAACGGCGCACAGGCCGCGTTCCGCGCTCTCATGGTTGCTGGCGTTCCGATTTACCCTGATCCGTACTGCCCAGAAGGTACGCTCTATCTCCTCAACACAAACTATCTCTCGCTCTACATCCATGAGCAGGGCCAGTTCGTGTTTACGGGCTTTGAGTCAACCCTTCCAAACTGGCAGATTGGTTATGTGGGCGCGGTTCTGACGATTGCAGAACTCGTGAGCACAAAGCCAAAGACCATGACGAAGGTCACGGGCTACAACTCGTTGACGCTCTAAGGAGGTACTCATGGCTGGTGGTTTTTCTAAAATTATCGTTGCAAATACCAATCTCAACACGCCTGGTGGTACGTTCCAAACCGTAACGGTTTCGAGCGTTGGTATTGGTAACACAACGTCGATGAACGCAGGTGTCTCATCTGCTCAGTACATCCCTGCTGGCGTTTATATTCTTCCTCCGACGGCTAACGTCACGGTTGAAATCAACGCCTATACCGGTTCGGCCAACGCTTGGACGACCTGGATTTCAGCCAATACTGGCGGCTGGATTGAAAGCGATGGCTATGCGGTTCGTGCAAACGCAACGACCGGTACTCAGACGCTTACATTGTACACGGTCAACGGCGGTCAGGCAGCTACTCAGTCTTCCTACGCTAGCTCGTAAGGAGGTCTGAATGGCTCAGATTGACTCAGTAGGTCAAAATACACAGGACTCGTTTGGTAATTTCCGAATTGCCAACACAACGGTGCCTGTCGCTCTTACAGCGACGGGTAACGCCGTAATCGCTCTTCCGTTCCTAAAGGGCGGTACGGGCGGCACGACGCAATACATTGTGCGCCGCATCACGGTTGCTAACCTGACGAACACTGCTGGTGGTACAGCTCCAAACGCTGCCACTGCCAACATTTCGATTGGTACAACCAACGATGGTGCAAACCTTGTGGCTAACGCTCAAACGCTCACCGCTCTTACGGGCGCGGGAACGTATAACGACCTTACACTCTCGGCTACGGCGAACGCAGATACGTTTACCGCAAATGCCTTGTTTGTGAACGTCGGAACCAGCGTTGCAAACGCACAGTGCTATATCTCTGTGTATGGCGATATTGTGACGTTCTGATGGTTTGGGTAACCAACACTTCAGACGAGTTTCTCATACTACACTGGGGCGGGAAGCCAATCAGTTTCCCCCCTGGTAAAGACGTAGAAATTCCTAAAGAGTTGGCTCAAATCTTTTTTGGGTATGGAGTTGATGACAAAGTACCTACACTGGTTAGGCTCGGCTGGACCAAGTTTGCAACTGACGTTCCTAAGGCTCTGGAACGTCTCAATAAGTTTGTGATCTCGGAAACCAAGCCTCAGACCTACCACAATACGTCCCCAGTGGTAGAACGAGTACCCCTTCCTGCGTCGCGGCGGGAAGGGGGAAAGGTTCAAAAGTGATGTTGGTGTCCAATGACTACGCTTCAAGATTACATCACGACGACGCGTAGGTATCTGCACGACGCCAACGCGAACTTTTGGACAGATCAAGAATTAACCGATTACATTAACCAAGGCCGTGATCGCCTGGTTCGTGACACCGGTATTAACCGCGAAATTCAAAACACGGTCGCAATCAACGGCCAAGAGTTGTACACGTTTGACAACAGCGCTGGCACAGTGTCAGGCATTCTTGTCACTGCGCCTGGTACAAACTTTACTAGTGTGCCAACTGTTTCTTTGACACCTTCTCCAACCGGCAACAATGCTACCGCAACTGCGACCATTGGCGGCGTTGGAGAGTATGGATCAAACAATGCCGGTCAGATCTCGTCAATCAACGTGACCTATGCTGGATCTGGTTACACGACGGCTCCTACTGTAACTATTACAGGTGGTGGTGGCTCAGGTGCGGCAGCACAATCGTTCTTGACAGGTATGCCTATGGGCCTCCTGACGATGGACATTATCAACATCAACCTTTACTGGGGGAACACGCGTATTCCTCTGCGCTATTTGCCTTGGACACAGTTCAACGCAGAACTTCGGTTCTGGATTAATTATGTAGGCCGTCCAATTGCTTACAGCATGTACGGACCTAACTCGTTCTACATTTCGCCTGTGCCAGATCAGAACTATGCGATGGAAATTGATACGGTCGTAAGGCCAACACCGCTCGTTTATTTGTCGGATGTGGAGAACAACATTCCAAATCCGTGGCAAAATCCGATTCCGTTCTACGCGGCTTACCTCGCCAAGTACAAAGAGCAGAGTTACGGCGAGGCGGAATTGTTCAAGCAACAATACACGGCTCAGACGCAAAACGTGCTTGTGTCCTCGTTTACACGTCGTATGCCTGATCCTTATTCGAGGCCGTACTAATGGCTCAGTCACCTGAACAGCGTAAGCAATATCAGGTGGTCAAGTCATTCAAGGCATTGAACACCAAAGCAAACCGCACCGCCATCGCAGACGAAGAGTTCTCTTGGCTTGAGAACGTGCAACCTATTGGATTTGGTAACCTCAAGGTTGTCAACGCGCCTACCAACACTACGGTTACGTGGTCAAACACGGTCACTGAGCTAACCAACTTTAATATTGACACAAATGACTACATTGCGGCTTTTGAGTCCAATGGCAAAGCTGAGTACTATAACGTAACAACTAACAGCACGGGAACCATTGCTAATGTTGCAACGTTTTCCAGTTCTGAAATACGCGCTCGGCAGTGGAAAGATGATCGCGCTATCATTTTAGATCCGCAAAAAGGTTATAGCACTTGGGACGGTGCCAACTTGGTAACCGTTGGATGCATAGGTCCAATAGGGATTACCAATGCAGGCGCAGGCTATACGACGGTTCCGGTCGTTACAATTTCGGCTCCAAATCAAACGGGCGGTACGCAAGCGACAGCACTTGCCTCAATCTCAAACGCCGCTGGAACGATTGTCAGCGCCCAAGTCACCAACGTAGGATCTGGTTACACTTCGTTACCGACTGTTACCATTGCTCCACCGGCATCCAGTTACGGTGTTCAGGCTGAAGGATCTGCCACAATTTCCGGTGGCACGGTGGTTGCGATTTCAATCACCAATCCGGGCTCTGGCTATACGTCTGCACCTACAATCACAATCACAGGTGGCGGAGGAACCAATGCGGCTGCTACTGCTGTTCTGGGTTCTGGCCTTGTGTCGGCTATTACTATCACAGAACCTGGAACGGGTTATACATCTCCTCCAACGGTTACTATAAGCGGTGGTGGCGGTAACAATGCCTCTGCTGTGGCAGGATTTTTGACGTTTGCCGTAGGATCTATTGGCGTTTTGGTCACAAACGGCGGCGTCGGTTACACATCTGCGCCGACTGTTACAATTGACGCTGCACCAATGGGCGGCACAAACGCCACAGCTACAGCGATTGTGAACGGTGGCACGGTAACCAATATCATTGTGACAAATCCGGGCGCTGGTTATGTGACAACGCCGAATGTCACAATTACCGGAGGTGGTGGCAACAACGCGACGGCTACTGCAATCCTGACCAGTCAATCAAACGTGGACATTGCCTCGTTCCAAGGTCGCGTCTGGATTGCTCAAGGTCGTACGGTCTTCTACTCGGCGGCTGGTTCTTACAATGACTTTGTGACGGTATCTGCTGGCAACCTGACGCTCACAGACGATACGCTGCACAGCAACATAACGGCTCTGATGTCGGCCAATAACTTTTTGTATGTGTTTGGTGACGACTCGATCAACGTGTTCTCGGATGTGCGCGTCGGCACAACTGGCCTGACTCAGTTTACAAACACCAACGTGTCGGCATCTGTCGGATCAAAAAGAATTGACGCGATCTTTCCGTACTTTAGGTCGTTGTTGTTTATGAACGACTACGGCGTGTATGCCCTTGTCGGTGCTACCACGACCAAGCTCTCTGACTCTTTGGACGGTATTTTCCCGTTAATTGACTTCACTCAGCCTGTTTCTGCGGGTGAAGTTCTTATCAACAACATTTTGTGCGCTGCATTCAATTTCACCTACAACGATCCGGTAAATGGTGCGCGTCAAATCCAGGCTGTGTTTTTTGACAAGAAATGGTTCCTGACCAGCCAAGGGTCGATTACGCATCTGACTTCTTTGCCGAGCGCAGGTGGCGTCAACCTCTGGGCAACTGGCGGTACAAACCTGTTCAGGCTTTATGGTAGCAGCAGCAACAGCATCAGCAGCATGGTGCAGACAGCTCTG